GTTCTATTCGCCTGTGCATTTCGTCTTTATCATCTTCTGCGGATAGAATGATTGCATCCCCGAATGTGGATACCATGCCCCCGAAAGCTGATTGCATGGGTTCGCCCGATGCGACTTTCATTGCTAGGTCTAGGGTCATCATGCCTTTACCGCTATCGCCAGCGGCGGCGAATATGGTTGGAACGCCTAGTGGTATTGTGCCGTTGATTAGGTACTCTTGTTCGGGTGCGCGACCTACAAAGTAAGTCCCGATGTTTAGGCTATCGTCCAGCAGGTGTATTGGCTTTTTGATTTTGCTTTGGCTACTGCGGATAAACCTGTGAACGTCAAATTGTTCGTCTAGTGCGTCTGCGGCATCCCACTTTTCTGGTTTTCCGAATGGCGCACGTAGCATGAGAGTTGATTTGGCCCCTGCATCTTTGGCGAGGCGTTCTACGAGTGCAGCCAAGTCCCGACCCGCTTTATCGTTGTCAGGCCAGAGGATTACGTCTTTGCCCTCAAGTGGCGAGAAATCAAACTTATGGGCGACACGTTCCGATAGCATGCCTGCGCCCCCGATAGTACAGGTAGCTGCAAAGCCCATGCTGGTTAGTGCATCAGCGCATTTCTCGCCTTCCGCCCATATAACTGTTTCTGCATCCAAAATGTTCGGGATGTTATATAGGGGTCTTGGCTCTGGCAGACCCATACGCCCGTTCATAAACTGGCGAAATTGTTTTTTAACTTCGCCGTCTTCGCTTTCTTCCACGTATTTACGGACTGTGACAAGCACAACGCCGTCAGCGTCAGTGTATGTATATTCCGCATCGTATGGTGTATCTAAATTGTAGACCTTTTTTGCGCCTACTTGTTCGGGTTGTTGCAGCGGAATTGGTTCCGGGCTTGGTACGTTGGCAAGTTCGGGTTTGATTGGGTTTTCTGGCGCTGGCTCTTGTGGCGTTCCGAGGAAAGATTGATAGTGCGCGGCGACTTCTCTGCTAGTCCAGCCCCGACCTTCCATGAGGATTTTGGTTATACCCCCGATGCCATCACCTGTGGCCCAATCCTGACCGCGCATGAAGTTGGGGCCATGAATATCTATGTTGATTTGTAACGAACTACCCGCTTCGCCTTGAAACGACCCGATCATAAATGTAGTGCCGTGACGCACACCATTTGGGTATGTATCGAACAAATCTTGAAGCTGTGTTGTGCGTGGCACAAGGTTGGAAATTTTATCTGTAAGCTGGCTAGTTGTGTTGCCAAAGCGTAATATTGTCATTATGTTGTCCTTATCACTCATCCTGATACAAAATGTGGGGTGTTCCGATCAGCCTTGGAATGCCCCACTATTGTGTTTGCTCCCCCCAGCACGAATCCTGATACTCACAGAACTTGCAAAGAAAGAAATCTTTGCTTTGTGCGATGCGTGGTAGAATGTCATTTGCTTTTGCAGCCGTCAAGATATTTACTGCCCTATCGCTGGCTTCCTGCGCAAGCCCTTGATTGAAAGGGATTATTTCATAGTATATCTCGCTGGTGTTTTTATTCACTACGGTGAACAAACAAGGTGTTTCTGTTAACTCCATGTAGGCTTGGTACAGTGCCACTTGGGTAGCATACACTGGATTTGCCTTAGCAACGCCGTGCTTTTCAAACGCCCTAAACTTATTGTCATTGGCTGATTTGCATTCCCACAGCATAGGATACGGCGCTTTTACGGGGCCATCACAGACTACGCCGTCTATGTGACCGCGTATTTCACCATCAGCGATTGAGAACCCGAACTGTTCACCCATTTTGTCTTCTGTGCGTAGGTCAAACCCTGCGTCCTGTATCCACTTGGCGGCATAGTCTTCGATGTTGTGACCGAACTGGAATATCCGCAGTGTTCGTGCGGTAAATTCCTTGCCACTATCAATGGGTCTGTTGAGGTAGCGATATTGTATTTTGCGTGAGCATTCATCACCAATGCTGGACGCACCGATATACTTACGCCGCTCACGTTTCTTTTCGCCTTTGACGATCCCCTGATCCACAGCCTCTTTGATTTGTTCGGCTATTGGGTCTGGTTCCCTAGAATGGGATTGAAGTAGAAGGCCAACTGCCTGTTGACTTATAGTAGGATTCTTCAAGGTTTCCGACATTTACCGTCTCCGTAATTTTTTTTGATTCTTGCAGTGCGAATATCAACACTTGGACTTGTTCTTCTGTCAGGTCGCAGAACCGCGTACCCCAGCCGAAGTATCCAAGTATGAATGACAACTCTTCGATTGGGTCTTTTGCTGATTCGTAATTCAATGGACTGTTCCCTCTTCTAACCCGAACAACTCTGCGGCTTTGTCGAATAGCCCCTCATCTGCTTCCGGGTTTTGAAATATAGCATCCGCTACTTTTTCTTTATCCACGAATATTTTTGCGCAGCCCCCGATACAGAATTTTTTTGAATGTTCCATGTGGTCTTGCACTGCTTTTCCTGCGGCTTGGGTAACTTTTTCGCCATCGTTCCAATCTGACACAAACGCAACGATTTTGTATTCTTCACAGGCAAACTCGCTGTTGTCGTAAACTATGGCTGTTAGTTCAAGTTCTATCCGTGCCATCATCTCTTCCTTTTTTGATAGCCAACTCGCCACCACAGGCCATGTAACCACATGCGTCTACCCAGTTGTCAGGATTGCTTTTGTTAGATTTTAGCCGTGCTATTTTTAACAGCGTCATCATCACTGCAACGTCAGTAGATGTGAAATCCCATTCGTTGTTAAAGTAAATTTGCCACAACTCTGCTATGGAATCAAAGTTGTCTTCCATATCACCGTGCGTGGCGTCACGATCTTTGGTGACGTACTGCTTTGCCGTATCTAATATTTCTGCCCGTTTCATTCAGCTATCCTTTCCACTGCTGCGTCTATTTGTTCTTTGTTCCACAGATAGTTTAGCCAACACGCGGCTTTGTATTTTGTCCATGAGAAGTCCATTGCGCTTACTTGAACCCCACCCCTGCGCAAAGCATCACGTTGCTTGTCTGTGGCCCTCTCATTGAGCCAGCGTTTAGATTTGTTAGCTGCGTTACTGTCTTCTATTTCACGCATGAAGTCATCTGCGGCTGACATGGCTTGCACCTTACCACCAATTGCGACTGAGCGCACCTTGCGCCCGTTCTGAGCCTTGACTAGCCCAATAGATGTGTCGCCCACTGTGCCGACTACGCCAAAGCCATTGAAGCCCATTGCCATGAGGCACGAACCGTTGCCGAATATGTCCATCCATAGGAACGGTGATAGTTCCATGAGGTCGTATTCTGTCAGCGTGAAGTCCACCAATTCTTCTGTGTCTTGGCTTTGGAACTCATAGCCACACTCAACGCACATTCTGACGTTAAGAGGGTTAATGAATCCGCACTCTGGACATTGCTTTTCTGGCGCTTCCCCGTTGGGGTCTTTAAGCTTGCCATCTAGGTTAGCTGCTTCATCCAACGCACCATGCGTTAGAATGCTGCTACCGAAGTCTAGCACAATACAGTCTTTCTTGATTTGGTCAGGATAAATCTCTGGATCAAGAATGCGCAAACCGCGCCCAATCATCTGCACCATTGTTGATTTAAATGAGCAGGGTCTGGTTAGAACCACACAAGATACAGGCGGTGCATCAAAGCCTTCGGTCAGCACTGCTACGTTCACCACAACTTGTACGTCACCAAACTCAAGGTCATGCAGGATTTGTTCGCGTTCTGGCTTTGGCGTATCACCGATAACCATTTCAGCGTTTATGTCATGTTCGATAAACATATCCAGCAAGTCTTGTGCGTGGTTAATTGTGGAACAGAACACAACGGTCTTTCGATCCCCTGCGCGGTCTTGCCATTCATTGACCACACGTTCGTTAATGACGCGCTTATTCATTATTCGCGCAACCTCGTCCATGTCGAAGTCATTGCCGCGCCGTGTGACCCCTTCCAGAGCCTCTGTGACGCCAACATCGACAACGTAAGCCTTGGGTGGCACTAGGAAGCCTTCGCGTATCAGCGTGGCTAATTCTATTTGGTGTGAGCAATTGGTGAACACGCTGCGCAGACCTTTGCCATCTCCGCGATTAGGCGTGGCTGTAAAGCCAACTATCTCAGCGTGTTCGTTGTCTTCTTTGACCGCTTCGATAATTCTCATATAGGTGTCAGCGGCTGCATGGTGGCTTTCATCTACAACAACCATATCGAACTTTGGCCTGTGGCGCAGATTGTTTTCGCGTGACAGGGTTTGCACCATTGAGAATATGGTGTCACCGTCCCACTTTTTAATCGTGCCATTGACGATACTGGTGGATATGTTTGGGTTTACCTTTAGAAACTTTTCGCGGTTTTGCGCTACAAGTTCGTCGCGGTGCTGCAACACAAGAATGCGTTTACCTTCTTGGTGTCTTTTACCAATGAGCGCAGACAACATAATAGTTTTGCCTGCGCCTGTGGGAGCAACTACGATTGTATTTTTGTGGGTGTCCAGCGCATTTAATGCGTCTGAAATCGCCACCTCTTGATAGGGGCGTAATATCATTTGATTGTCCTCTTCGCTAAAAGAAAGTTGGGGGGTTCACGGCCCACGGCCCCCCATCCGTGGTAGCAGGCGCGGAATGGCCTTGCCGCTACTACCTCTGCGCCCAGCTTGGCACGGGACTTCCAGCTTGCGGTGCTGGTGCCTGTGGTTGCTGGTATCCTGCTTGCGCTGCTGGCGTTGATTGCATTGGCGCTGACGCGGTAGCAATGAACCCCTTTTGATCTGGCGTTAACGCAGCCATCAATTGATTTTGATCGCTATACCCGTTGGTGCCTTTCTTGATGCCAATCTTGGCACAAATCTCCATAGCGTTCAAGTCAAACACGCCAGAGATATTTCTGCGCTGTTGGGCTTCGTCCGACATATCGCTGGCCTTTAGATTGTTTGCACTTTCCACAATCTGACGCAGTGTTCGCAGACCAATTTCTTTAGCCAACGGCATACCGCTCTTGCCCATTTTGTTGCCATCAACAAAGATTTTAGACCAGAACTTACGTCTGTCGAACTCACCGCCGATGCAGGTAAATTCTAGTTCCATCCACTTTGCGGCGGAACTTTGTGATTGCTTGAACCACTGGCCCTGACCAAACTCAGGCAGTTCAATATCGCCGCTTTTAACAACGATAACTGCACGGCTGATTGCGCCGTTTGGAATGAGCGAAAACTCACGGTTGCCGCCATCATCTGCTGGTGTTTCATTAAGATTAAACATTTTTATTTCCTTCGCTTTGCTGCGTTTCTGGTTTTACAAAATCCAACGGTTTCCCATTTGCTGAAAGTTGTGAACTCATTTTGTCGATAAGTTTACCCAAGTGTGGTTCTTCAAGTGTAGCCAATCGACCAGACCTATCCTTGGCAGGATAGCCCCATTCATTCAATGGCTGACAGATAAATGCGCGGTACGGCCCATTTTCACCTGTTAGAATAGCCATTGTAATTACTTCATCAACAATTCCGGGCAATTCGCGCCCTGTCTTGCTGCCTTCGATCTGCAAGTTATATTGCTTGCGGCTGTAGTCATCTGTGGTTTCATCCAAGATGCCAACAAAGATTACATTCTTTTCGCGGATATGCTGCAAGTGGGTTAGCCACTGCATCATTTCACGACCATGCAAGCCGTATGCTGCGCGTGTGTCCAGTTTACCTGTGCGGTCAGACCGCGACTCTGGTTGTTGCTGGCACCATGAAAAGCACAAGCGCCCTGCTACTGTAATTGAGTCCACAAACAGCGTATCATACTTTGCTACTAGCGCAGTTGGATCACCCTCTTCTGCACACAGAAAATCATAGTGTGCTTGGCTGTATGGCTGATCTTCTGCCAGTGATGGGTTTGGCCCACCAAGATAGCATGCAAGATCACGACACTCAGGCCATGACTGCGGACGCATCACATCAATGGGATGCCCTTCGATAGCTGAGTCGCCAGCTTCTAGGTCAACGAACAATGTGCGTTCGCCTAGAGTTCTAGCGAGTGTGGTTTTACCCACACCGCTTTGACCACAGATCACAATCTTGTGACCTTTCTTTTCAGATAACCGTTGATCGGCTGTGATGATTTGAAAACCCATTACTTGTCCTCGACTTCTACTGTAAAGCGTCCGACTTCTGTAGTACGGGCGGCTTCTAGTGTTGCTTTGATTGCGGGTGGAGCGGTTGTGTACTTGCGCTCTTCCACAGCGTAGGTCAGCTTTGCGTAGTGCTGTGCATTCTCAGGCGTCATGCTGTTGAATGTGTCACGCAGTACGTCTTGATCCCAAGTGACCTTTTTACCAACGTTGACTTTCATAGCCACATTGCCTTCGACAATGTGCGCAGTACCAAAGTCTTTACCGTCTGCCCGTAGTGCATCACGCGCCAATGGCAGAAATAAATCTGATAGTTGATCGTCTACGTTTTTGAGTTCGGCACGAAGCTCAGTGATTACTGACTTGAGTTCGTCGCGCCGCTCAAACAGTTCCATACTGTTCATGCGTATATTCCTTCTTTGCTACAAGTTCCCAATACCTAGCAAGTGCTAGCATACGTGTCAACTATTTTTTTTGGTTAAATATATTTCAATGCCTAAACAAGCCTTCATCAGCTTCTTTTTTAGTTTAAATTCAGGGGTTTCCACGCCTTTTGCGTCTTCAACAAT